AGACCAATCCATCTTATCACTATTGGGTTCTCTACTCCTATTAACATTACTGATTGTTCTTTTCCATTAACTTCATCAGTATCAGGTTCATCAGTTACTTATTCAGCATCAGATTTTATTATGGGTGTTTCTAACCATAGTGAAGAAACTGATATTACTAAATCAACTATATCATTAACTTTATCAGGTGCAGATCAAACTTTTATTTCAACAGTATTAAATGAAAATGTAGTTAATGACTCTGTTACTATTTACAGAGGGTTATTAGCTGATGACAACTCATTAATTGCAGACCCATTTCTTTTATATCAGGGTAATATTGAAAATTTTGAAATACAAGAAGATGAAAAAGATAGTATTGTTGATTTAGCAATCGTATCTCATTGGGCAGACTTTGATAAAAAGAATGGAAGAAAAACAAACAATACATCACAACAAAGATTCTTTAGTACAGACGTTGGAATGGATTTTGCTAGTCAAACAGTACAAGATATTAAATGGGGTAGAGCATAATGGGTTTTAAAAAAGCATTTAAAAAAACTGTTGGTAAGTTTGTTTCTCCTGTTTTAAAATTTCTTGGAGTTAATCCTTTAGTAGCATTAGGTGTATCGTTATTTTTATCTTGGGTATTAAGACCTAAAGTTCCTGAAATAGAAGATTTTGGAACTAACTCTTTTGATGATTTTGAAAAAGGTCTTTTAATTAATAAACAATCTAATGACTCAAACATTCCTATTGTATATGGAGAAAGATTAGTTGGTGGAACTAGAGTGTTCATGGAAACTTCTGGAACAGATAATACTTACTTGTATATGTCTATCGTTATGGCAGAAGGAGAGATAAACGATATAACAGAAATTAGAGTAGATGACAAAGTAGTTACTTGGGCAAGTGCATTATCAGATGGAACAGAAGTAGAAGTTAATAGTTCAGATACTAATTTTTATAAAGACTCAACAAGTTTAATTAGAATAGAGCCTCATTATGGAACAGATGGTCAATCAGCATCAACTTTATTATCAACATTAACTAATTGGGGAAGTAACCATAAACTATCTGGTCTTTGTTATCTTGCAATTAGACTTAAATGGAATCAAGACGCATTTACAGGAGTTCCGAAAGTACAAGCTAAAATTCAAGGTAAAAAAGTTAAAACATATAATGCAAGTTTAGTTGAACAAACTGCAAGTTATTCTACAAACCCATCATGGTGTTTATTAGATTACTTAACAAATGAAAGATATGGAAAAGGATTAGCAATTAGTGAAATAGATTTACAAAGTTTTTATGATGCTTCACAAGTTTGTGTAACACAAGTAACTCCTTATTCTGGTGGTAGTGATATTAATATATTTGATACGAATACTGCAATAGATACTTCACAAACTATTATTAGTAATGTTAGAGAATTTTTAAAAGGTTGTAGAGGCTATCTTCCATACACACAAGGTAAGTATAGTTTAATTATAGAAACAACAGGAACTGCGTCTATTACTTTAAATGAAGATGATATTATAGGTGGATATAATTTATCTATACCAAGTAAGAATGAAAAATATAATAGAGTAATAGTTGGTTTTGTTAATCCTGATCGTAACTATCAAGTTGATGAAGTTCAATTTCCACCGATAGATGACTTTGGTTTGCCTAGTGCAGATCAACACGCAACAATGAAAACTGCTGACGGTGGATTCTTATTAGAAGGAAGATTTGATTTTAAAACAATTACAAGTCAATACCAAGCAGAAGAAATGGCAGAAGTTATTTTAAGAAGATCAAGAGAAGCATTAACTTTAGGAATAACTGTTAGCTTTGATGCTTATGATTTAGCAATAGCAGATATAGTTAATATCACTCATAGTTCGCTTGGCTTCTCGTCTAAACCTTTTAGAGTTATGGGTATTACTTTTAATGAAGATTTTACAATAGGTTTATCATTAGTGGAACATCAAGATAGTCATTATACTTGGGCTACTAAAACACAAGCAACAACAGTACCATCAACTAATTTACCTAATCCATTTAATGTTCAACCACCAGCAAGTGTTACACTAGATGACCAATTAATTGAATACAATGATGGAACAGTTATTGTAGCTTTAGATGTTACTATTGGTGCAAGTCCAGATAGCTTTGTAGATTTTTACCAAGTAGAATATAAATTAAGTTCAGATTCAAATTATATTATTTACGCACAAGGTTCAGGATTAAATCATAGAGTCTTAAACGTAATTGACCAAAATACTTATGATGTAAGAGTTAAGGCAGTTTCAAGTTTAGGTACATCATCAACTTATGTAACAGCACAAAGAACAATCATTGGGGCTATTGAGCCACCACAAGATGTTGAAGATTTTTCTTGTAATGTTATTGGACAAGAGGCTCATCTTTCATGGACACAAATACCAGACTTAGACCTTGCTTATTATCAAATTAGATATTCAGCTTTAATAGATGGTTCAGCTACATGGTCAAACTCTGTATCTTTAGTTGAAAAAGTATCAAGACCAGCAACTTCAATTAATGTACCAGCAAGAATCGGCAGCTTTCTAATCAAAGCAGTTGATAAACTTGGAAACTTTAGTTCTAACGCAACAGCTATTATTTCTAATGTTACAGGAGTTTTAAATTTTAATGCAGTAGCAACTCAATCAGAACACCCTGACTTTACAGGAACTAAAACAAATGTAATTGAATCTGATAATACTTTAAAACTAGACTCATCAGAACTATTTGATTCAGCTAGTGGTTTATTTGATGATGGTACAGGATTATTTGAATCTGGTTTAACAAGTGCTGATTTATTTGCGTCAGGAACTTATGAGTTTGCAACACCTATTGATATTGGGGCAAAACATACTGCTAGAATTACAGCTTCTATAACTCAAACATCAGACAATTTAGATGATGTCTTTGATAGTAGAACAGGAAATTTTGACGATCAAAAATCTAACTTTGATGGAGATACACCAGCAAACTGTAATGCACATATTGAGATAGCAACCTCTGATGATAATATTACTTACACATCATTTAGAAATTTTACTATTGGAGATTATACTTTTCGTTATGCAAAATTTAGATTAGTTCTTATTTCAAATGATTTATCTTCAACTCCTGTTGTTTCAGAATTATCAGTAACTATTGATATGCCTGATAGAATATTTAGTGGTAATGATATTATATCTGGTGTTGCAACTAAAACTGTAACATTTACATTACCATTTAAATCTGTTAATTACGCAGTTGGAATTACAGCAGAAGATATGGCTACAGGAGATTATTTTATAGTTGAAAATAAAGCTGTTGATTCTTTTGATGTTACTTTTAAAAATTCATCAAATAGTGTAGTATCTCGAACATTCGATTATATTGCAAAAGGCTTTTAAAAGGAGTATAAGAACTTATGGCACAACACGATTACGACATAGCAAATCAGGGTTTTCCAGCATTTAGAACAGACTTAAATAATGTTTTAGAAGCTGTTAATACATCTAATTCAGGAACTTCAAGACCAAGTTCAGCAGTTGCTGGAACTGTTTGGCTAGATACTACTTCAGCAACTACACCTACTTTAAAATTCTATGATGGTGCTGATGATATATCTTTAGCAACTTTAGACTACACAGCTAACACAGTTAATTGGTTAGATAGTTCAGTTTCATTTGATATAGTTTCGGATTTATCGCCACAATTAGGTGCAGATTTAGATATTAATGGTAATTCAATCGTTTCAGTTTCAAATGGTAATATTTCAATCACACCTGATGGAACAGGTAAAGTTATTGTAGATGGTTTATCACACCCAACAGCAGATGGAACTAATGGTCAAGCATTAGTAACTGATGGTGCTGGAAATTTATCTTTTGGAGATGTTTCAGTAAGTTTAAGTGCAGTAGGAGAATCAATTATACCATCAACAACTGATACTTATGATTTAGGTGCAACATCTTTTGTATGGAGAAACATATACACAGGGGATTTACATTTATCTAACGAAGCTAAAGAAGAAGGTAACTCTGTAGATGGCACAAAAGGTAATTGGACTATTCAAGAGGGTTCTGAAGATTTATTCATTGTTAATAACAAATCAGGCAAGAAATATAAGTTTAAACTAGAGGAGATTTAAACATGGCTTTTATCTCTAGTGGCACAACCATATTAGATGCTGGTGCTTTTTCTGCTAGTCTAGGTTCTAAAGTTTTAATAAAAGAAATTACTGCTAGTTCAAGTGCTAATATCTCATTTGTAGATGGAAGTTCAGATGTAGTCTTGGATAGCACATATCCTATTTATAAGTTTGAGTTT